CTCGTTATATAAAACGTGAACACTTTGTTAGTTATAAATTTGTACCGGGTTTTGGTTTCTACGGATTAGGACTAATACATTTCTTAGGTAATCTTACAATGTCAGCTACGGCAGCAATGAGAGCTTTGGTTGATGCGGGCCAGTTTGCAAACTTACCGGGAGGATTTAAAGCTAGAGGGGTTCGTGTAGTAGGAGATAACTCACCAATAATGCCCGGAGAATTTCGGGACGTTGAATCAACAGGTATAGATCTAAACAAGTCGATAGTCCCCTTACCTTATAAAGAACCATCACAAGTTCTGTTTCAAATGCTCGGATTCTTAGCAACAGCTGGTCAGAAGTTTGCTGACACGACAGAACAGGTTGTGTCTGATGCAACGAACTACGGTCCGGTTGGCACGACATTAGCACTATTAGAAGCATCAGGTAAGTTTTTTTCAGCAATTCACAAACGACTCCACAAGTCTCAACGAGACGAGTTTAAAATATTAGCTCGTATTAATTTTGAGTTCTTACCTCCTGATTATCCCTATGATGTGGTCGGAGGTCAAGCACAAATTAAAAAACAAGATTTTGATGGACGAGTAGATATTCTTCCGGTATCGGATCCGAATATACCATCAAGTGCTCACAGATTAGCCCAGTCACAATTAATTTTTCAAATGGCATCACAGGCAACTCCGGGCACCTTCAATATGAAAGAAGTGTATAAAGCTGTATTAACATCAGCTAATGTAGACAATCCTGAAAAATTTATTATTGAAAAACCACCAGCTCAACCACAAGACCCGATAGCTGATATTATGATGACAACACAAGGTAAACCAATAAAAGCTTTCCCGGGTCAGGACCATGATGCTCACATACAGGTAAAGTCAGCTTACGTACAAGATCCACTTAATGGAGCTAATCCGGTTATGAAACAAGTGACTCCGGTTTTATTAGCTAATATTAGAGAACACATGGTTCTAAGATTCCAAGAACAAATGGGTGGACTTATGAAAGCTCAAGAGGGTCAGGTAGATCAAGGAGCTACAATGGGTATGATTATGTCTGAGTCAGCCAAACAAATTCTTGAAGCTAATAAATTAAAAGCACAAGGTGGGTTGGATAGTATTGAACAACAAAATCTTAATTTACAAAAACAACAACTTGAATTAGACAAAGTTCAAAAAGGAATAGATGCTCAAAAGACAGCAGCTGAGTTAAACTTTAAAGAGAGAGAACTTGACCTTAAATCTAAAGAGGTTGACATTGATGCGATGGTTGAGGCTGCTAAAATAGAAGATGCTAAGAAGAAAAATAACGATCAGTTAACATCTAAAGTTGTTATGGACTTACTTAAATTAGTAGGACAACAAGATGCAAAACAATCACCAATAAATTTAGCACCGGGTGGTTCTGTACCGACAGCTTCATTTATGGCTGATAGTAGTAAAATGGGACAACAAACAGCTAATATGGCTGATCCAGGAATGCAAGCAGCCCAAGCTATGATGTTGGCTGCTGATGCAGTGGGTGGAAGTGGTCCTATGGCTGACGTTGCACCACCTATGGATAAACCAAGAGACATGGGTTCTCCATCAATATCAACCCCAACTCCTACTGAACCACCGGTTCCTGATGAGCAGGCAAAGAAAGAAGTTTTTGGTGATGTATCTGAAGAAAGAGTAGGAGACAATACAACAACAGAAGGATTAGAGGTACCAGAAGTTATGACAAGTAATTTTATTATTGATGAAGCTTTTAACAGACTTCAAATACAAGACAAAGATAAAGCTAAAGCTAATTTGGATGTGTTTACAGAAATTATAGCTGAGATGGAAAGTGATAAGAATCCACAAGCTAAAAATCCGAAAAGCACAGCTGCAGGATTATTTCAATATACAAAACCATCACTTGTAACAGCTAGACAACGATATAAAAATATAGCTGATAGAGTTGGTATAGAAGATATGCCGGATTCTATAGAAAAAGCTAAAGATGCTCGTGAGCTATCTGAAGATGATCAAACAATTTTATTTTTAGCTGATACATTTGAAAAACCGGGTAGTGATAAATATATGAAAGCCATATTAGAAGCTAATGACTACGAAACTTTAACAGCAGCTACTCAACAACTTTACAATGAACTCCACCACACTGATGCAAAAAAACAAGAAAATGAAAGATTTGCAAAAGTAACTATGAGAGTTGGTGGTAGAGTTAAAATGACCTAATGGATTATATAACTAACCACGGTGTGGAACTTCCTGATCCTGCCGTTTGTTTTGATGACGAAGGTTACGAACCCAGTAATAATGATATACCTTTAACTTACAATGTTTTGTTAAAGGCTATTCAAGAGTTGGATATAAACTCATTTTCTTTAGGCATGAATAGTCTTTACACTAGTGTTAAACCTACGGTTACCGTTCAAAACCAACTTAAATCTGCCTTAGTTGGGTTTACATTATTACAACAATCTAAAAATATATCGTATGATGGACCCAAACAATTTAAAGAGCTAGGCTACTACGACACTATTATTGATACCGATTCGTTACTTGCGTGTCTTGAAAAAGATATTGTTGAATTAAAATCATTAGAACCTATCAGAAATACACGAATGCAAGATAGGATGTTAACTATACCGTTAAGTCACAAAGCTTTTAATATTCTAAACAATATCTATAATAAATTAAAACTATTACCCAAACCGTATTCGATTACCAATATTAATTTACATGTGAGTGATAAAGACGATACCTTTAACGAGTACTTTCAAACTGATCAAAAGCATAAACCTAAGAATGATTTATACACATTACATATAGATCCGAAGTATAATTATATCAAGACAATTATATATCTTAATACGGTTCAACGAGGTAATGGTCCTTTTGCTTATATACCAGAAAGTCACAGATGGAAGTTTGATGATGTTGAAATGTTATTCTGTAAAAGTAATCAGTTAGTTAATACATTATCAACTGTAGAACATAGAAAAATAAATGCAGGTCTCCCGTTATGGGCACGGAAAAATTCATACTTTTCACGACAGTTTAAAAACGATACTCCTCTATCTGAACACTTATATAAAAAATTAAAACACTTTACATCAGATAAAAGTAATTTTATACTATTTGAACCGAACTTTGGTTGGCACAGAGGCACTCATGTGCAGACAGGAGAACGGATTGCATTACAAATAATATTAAAACCAAACGGAGATAAATAACTATGAGATGTTGGCATTGCCATACAGAGTTAATATGGGGTGGAGATCACGATGTTGAAGATGAGGAAGATCATTATCTAATAGTATCAAACTTTAGTTGTCCCGGCTGTGGATCTCATGTTGATGTTTACTTTCCTAAAGAACCTAAAGGCACGGCTATAAAAAGTCATTTAAAATATTATGATAGTTAATCCCAATCTTTCAAAAGAAGTATTACAACGACGAGTGTTTAATCCATACTATTACGACTTACATGTTAAAGAATTTTTAGTAGGAAAGACAAGACAATATATAGATTCTAACGGAGTCGTTCTTGATGTGGGAGCTGGTGTGGGTCAGTATACTCGGTGGTTTACAAAACATGCTGACCATGTTAAGGGGTATGAGGCTGTTCCTGAAGTCTACGAACAACTATGTAAAGTTCAAGATGATTATTTAAATTTTTCACCTTTTAATCTAGCTGTTGGTGATAAGCCGGGTAAAGAAAGATTTTACGTTGATAACAAACGATTATCTAATTCATCGTTTCAAGATTTAGTTGACGGTTATCCTATTGATGTTGAGGTTATAACATTAGATGAACATTGTCGATCGGCTAATAATATTTGTTTTATAAAAATAGATACCGAAGGTACAGAACTTGATGTATTAAACGGTGCACAAAAAATTATTGATAAACACAAACCTCACATGATGATAGAGATTTATGATAAGTTTAATAAATATCCCGTAGATACAACTTTTAAATTTTGCTTTGATAGAGGATACTCTTGTCTTTATAATCACAGAGGTCAAGGACTAAAACCAATAAATGACATTGAGCATGGTGTAAAAGTGGCTATGACAATGCCAGAAATAACTGATGGAGATTTTTTGTTTTTACATGGCAGTAGAACTTAAAAATAGTATGTTTATACACGTCCCTAAAACTGGGGGACGATGGGTAAAACAGATGTTGTTTAATTATGTAGAAGGAGCTAAAGCTGTTGGTGATGCTGTATATGATTCACATAATACACCAATGACTCACAAACAAACCTTTGCCTTTCTTAGACATCCCATGACATTTGTGCATAGTTTGTTTCATCATCGTGCACGAAAAAAGTCAAACACCAGAGGACATCAATGGAACTGGCAAAACGATTTAAGACTAGAACGAGAGTGTCAGGCTGAAGAATATGAAGCATTCCTTACTAAAATAGTCGGGAATAAAAATGTTGTTAAAGATTATTATGATCATTACACAACTAATCATTACCCTGATATTAAGTTTGGGTATATGGAAACACTATGTAATGATTTGATTATTATGATTGATGCTTTGGGTGAGAAGTTTGATGAACCATCTATTTACATGCACGGTAAATTAATCGTTGGTGGTCGAACTGCTAGTGGTCCTATAACGGTACAAGAGGCAATGATAAAACAAGAGTATCTTGATGCTATGTATGAATCAGAAAAAGAATTATTTGAAAGACATGAAGTATGGATGCCGTCCTAGATTATTTACGAAAACAATTAACCGAACAAAAAAATAACTTAACTGAAACAATAATTAGTGGGTCAGCTGAAAATTTTGCAGAATATAAATATCAGGTCGGAATTATTGAGGGGTTGACTATGGCTTTAGAAGAGATTAAATTAACAGAAAAAAATCTATATAATGACACAGAAGAAGGAGAAAAATAAATGAAAGCAGCAGGAGTAGCAACAACGATAGCTGGTAACGACGATTGGATTACTAATAAAGAATCCCCTGACCCGAAAGTATTACCTAATATACCGGGTTATCATGTTTTAATTAGGCCTGTAGCAATTAGAGAGAAAACAAAAGGAGGTATTTTACTTCCTGATAAATTTAAAGACGATGCTAAATATTTGACAACTCTTGGTCGTGTTTTAAAAGTTGGTGAGTTAGCTTATGCTGATCACGATAAATTTAAGGGGCGATCATGGTGCAAACCTGGTGACTATGTTGTTTATGGTAAATATCAAGGCGATAAGTTTTTTTATAAAGGTATTAGAATGCTGTTGTTGTTTGATGACCAGATACTTATGGTTGTTCCCGACCCAGCTGATCTTGATCCAAACTATTTGGATGTAGGTACCAAATAACATATAATACTAACTTAACGTAATCGTAACTCGTAACTGCGGAGAAAACATGAACGAAGAAAATAAATCACAAGACGATGGCTATCAAGAGATAGACATTTCAAATTCACAACCAGAACAACAGCCAGAGCAACAACAAGCCGAAACTCCTGTTAAACAAGAACCTGAATATGTTGTTGAGGGTCTAAATGCTTTGGACGATAAAAAACCAGAACCGGAAGTTGAAATTGAAACTACAGACGATGAGGCTACTAAAGAGCTTGACGGCATAGAAACTGAAGGGGCTAGGAAAAGAATTAACAGACTAGTAAAACAACGAAAAGAAAAAGAAGAAAAGTTGTTATTAGCTGAACAACAAATACAACAACTTCAAGAACAATTAAATTCTCAAAATAAAAAATTAAAAGATACTGAAATAGCCAGTCTTACTAATCAAGAGAAAAGTTTACAACAACAACTTAAAAATTCTGAAGAAGCTTACAAGTCAGCTTATGACTCCGGCGATAAAGATAAAATGTTGGAAGCACAAAAAGCTATTGCTGATGCTACAACAAAACTACAATTTGTTGATGCAAAAAGATGGTATCAACAAGATCAACAGAATAAACAAAAACAAGAAGAACCACAACAAACTCAACAAAGAGTTAAACCAAATAGTTTAGCTATTGAGTGGAAAGAAGATAATGAAACGTGGTTTCAAAAAGATCCTATTATGACTCAAGGTGCTTTGGTGATAAATCAACAACTTTTACAAGAGGGCTTTGATCCAAACACTAAAGAGTTTTATAATGAGGTATCGAGGAGAATCAAAAAAGAATTTCCTCACAAGTTCGGAGAGCAGGATGATCCGACAAAACCTGCTCAAGTGGTGGCTGGAAAGTCACGTACTTCGGCCTCGTCTAAAGGCAAGATACGATTATCTCAAGAAGATGTTCGCCTTGCTAAAAAGATGGGAGTGCCACTTGATGTGTATGCTAAAGAAAAAGCCAAGGTCGAGAAGGCCGGCGATGACTACACTACTGTAAATGTATAACGTGGATGAAAGGTAATAATTGATATGACTAGTAAAACTCAAAACGTAAAAGCTGCGACTCGTTCCGCACAGACGACATCTCGTAA